GTTGTAAACACTATCCCTGATACTGTTTATGGTAAGCCTGATGTATTGTTGTATGTATCTACTGATGTAGCAAAAGCATACCAACAAGCTTTAGCAGGTGGTGCTATCGGTGCAAACGGATGGAACAACCAATTAAACGTGGGCGAAAAACCATTCAACTTCAATGGTATTGAAATCGTATGGTGTCCAGGTATGAGTGCTTCTAAAATTGTAGCAGCTCAAAAATCAAACTTATTCTTCGGTACAGGTTTATTATCTGACTACAATGAAGTAAAAGTTATCGATATGGCTAACATCGATGGTTCTCAAAATTACAGAATTGTAATGAGATACACAGGTGGTACTCAATTCGGTATTGGTCAAGATATCGTATACTACGGAGCTTACTAATAAAAACTAATTAAAGGGTGGGTCTCAACACCCACCTTTTTTAATAACAAAACTAAAAAATTAATATATGCCTTGTTCATTAACTCTAGGAAGAAACGAAGTATGTAAAGAAAGCATCGGTGGTTTACAGGGTGTTTACTTTATCAATTATACAACAGGTTCTTTCGCAGAAACAGCAGCTCAAACAGCAACTCCATCAGGATTGTTGACAGGTGTTCCTTCTGGCTCAATTTTGTATTACTACGAATTGAAAGGAACTAGTGCATATACTGAAACTGTTAACACTTCTCGCGAGAACGGAACTACATTCTTTTCACAAGAATTAACTCTAAACTTAAAGAAGTTAACAAACGAAATGACGACTCAGCTTAAACTCATGGCATTTGGTCGTCCGCAGATTATCGTTTGGACTAACAATGGTGATGCGTTTTTAGTAGGTAAGAAAGAAGGTGCAGATATGACCGGTGGAACAATTCAAACAGGTGGAGCTTTAGGAGACCTTTACGGATACTCTTTAACTTTCACAGGACAAGAACAATTCCCTGCTCAATTCTTATCTGGAAGTACAACTGCTAACGCATTAGGTGGATTAACTGCAAACTACACAGTAGTTTACGGAGCATCTGCATAATATCATTCGGTATAAACACTAAAAAATATTAACCCTACTCTTCGGAGTGGGGTTTTTTTATTTAACGATTTTTATGTAAGTTGGTGTTTTTAATATATAAATCAAGATAATGCTAGCATATTACATATCTCAATCTAACTCATACACAATACGAACACAGTTAACTGGTAGTAATCAGTTTACAATGAGTTTAACGGATATGATGGGATTGAATACATTTACTGCTTCTATCACATCTGCTTCCTATACTCCATACGAAAGTTTACTATCGTTTACTGCAAGTATAGCAAGTGCAAGTGTAGGAAGTGAATATCGTGCAACTCTATACAATCAATCAGGTAGTGCCTCAATTGATATTTGGAATGGTAGTTGGCAAGTATATGCATCTCAATCAATAGATAAATCAGTATACGAAACTCAAAATACACAATATGTTTCTCACGATAGTGAAAACAAATATATTATAATGGACTAATATGAAAGGACAACAGAAATTTTCAATCGTTAATGTAAATAATAACTCTCTTCCAATTATACAGGAAGATACTAAAACTCGTTATCCATTCGTACCATTTGGTGTGTATGGTAATGACGACTTCTTTGACGCAGTAACTACTGCTTTCAATGTATCTACTACTAATGCAGCAGCAATTGAAGGTATATCAGATTTAGTATTTGGTAAAGGTTTATATTCAAAGAACGAATTGTTCAATGAGACTTTACAAAAGATGATTCCACAAGAAGAAGTTAAGAGAGTTGCATTTGACTTAAAATTATATGGTAATGCAGCATTCCAAGTTTATTGGGATGATACACATACAAAGATTAAAAAGATGTATCATGTACCTGTTCAATTATTAAGAGCAGAGAAGTTAGGTGCATCACCAATGATTGAAAATTATTATTATTGTACTGATTGGAACGACCAAAGAAAAGTAAGAGATAAAAAGAAAATACCTGCTTTTGAAACCAGTAATGAAAAGATGGAAATACTTTACATCAAACATTATTGTCCAGGTCTTTACTACTACTCTTTACCAGATTGGGTTTCTGCTTTACAATTAGCTATGGCAGAAGGTGAGATATCAAATTTACACTTTAACAATATCGTTAATGGTTTCTTACCAGCGGTTATGTTAAACTTCAATAACGGAGTTCCTGCACCTGAAGAAAGACAAACTATCGAAGATTTAGTACAAGCTAAATTCACAGGTACGGATAATGCAGGTAGATTTATGTTGTCATTTAACGATGACCCATTAACGAAACCTACGATTGATATAATTGATATCACAAACTTACATGAGAAGTATGACTATGTTGCAGAATATACACAAGATAGAATCCTCGTAGCACATAGAGTAACTAGTCCTTTATTGTTTGGTATCAGAACAAAGAACAATGGCTTTAGTTCACAATCAGAAGAAATGAAAACTGCATTTAGTATCTTACAAACAATGACTATTGCACCTTTCCAAAACATTATATTAAATACTTTGGATTATGCATTAACTTGTTCTGGATATACCGATGCTGAATTATACTTTGAACAATTAACTCCGTTAGTAATCCTTTCAACAACTGCGGAAGAAACTGGCAAAACAATTGCACAAGTAGAAGATGATGTAAATGATAGTATGGAAAATCCAGCAACAACAGAAGATACAACGGATGAAACTCCATTAGAACCAATACCTCTTACAGAAGAGAAGTTTACAATGCCAACATCATTAAGTAAAGAATACGAAATATATAAAAAATAATTATGTCATACGCATTATTCATAAATAGAAACGATATCATAAAGAACTCTCCGTTGCAAGGTGCAATCGATGCAGATGCTTTATTACCGTTTTGTAGAACTGCACAAGATAAGTACTTAAAGAATTTATTAGGAACTGTCCTATTCGAATACTTACAAGCACAAATCACTGCAAACACATTTAGTTCTTTAAGTTCTTATTATCAAGACTTAATGGATGACCACATCAAATACACTTTATTGTGGTATGCATGTGTTGAATACATTCCATTTAGTTCTGTTCAATTCAAATCTAACGGAGCAGTTAAACAACAAAGTGAGCAAGGTATAGCACCTGCTAAATCTGAAATTGATTATCTTTTAAATAAAGCATTGAATAACGCAGATTACTACGCATTGAGATTACAGAATTACTTAATTGCATATTCTAACAATATACCTCAATACTTAGAAACTGTTGGAAATCAAACTCAAATATATCCAGACCAAAGTAATCAATACTTCGGCGGAATACAATTATAATAACTATGGCTCAACAAATCGTTCATAATACAGGTGTAAACTATACTCTCTATTACAATGCTTTGAATTATTTTAAAACAATAATGCAAAACCATCCTTCTATTAATGCAGTGACACAAGGTGACATTACAAAGATAGATACCGATGAGTTTCCATCATATCCATTAGGAAATATCCTAATAACTGAAAGTAATTTTGGTACTAATGTAACCAACTATACAATTCAGTTGACTGTTGCTGATAAGATTAAAAATAAGAATAACGATAGTGCTGAAAGAACGAATAAGCAAACTATACCATTTTATAGAACAGATGATACAGTTGACATTCATGCAAACACGTTAGGTATCTTAAACGATTTAACTTCATATACGCAAAGAGGAGTTGCGGGGTTTGAGATAAATGGGGATATAAGTTGTACTGCTTTTTCTGACCAATTTAATAATGGATTGGCCGGATGGGTTGCAACCTTTGAGTTAACTACCCACAATGATAAAAATCGTTGTCTTTTTTTTTTAATTAATCCGTCTGGGAGTGGTTATTTAATTGATGAGTGTGTAATTGGTGGTGAATATAAAGCGGTAATTCAACAACCGGTGGTAGATGGACAAGTTTTCTCAACAAAAACTTTTCCAGTTTGGACACCATCGTTGGAAAATTATACAGGATTAAGATGTTTCACAGTAGGGGATAGATTTGAAGGTGAAGATGATTTTGATTTTGTAAACCTACAAGTTTTACCACTACCATACGAAAATTATGTTAGTTGTGATAATTGTATTTTGTGGATAAATCCAAAAGTATGGTCAACAACACCAGAAAAGTGGGGACAAGGAACTGATGTTGCATTTAGAAAATGGCAATTTGAATAAATAAAAAATAATAATAAAATGGGTAGTTTAAGTAATTTATATGTTTCACAATCTTATCAATCTCTATTACATTTAGGGACTGACACTTCATTTTTCCCAGTAGGTGCAACTGCTCCACAGGGATTTATAACTGTGCAAGATGGATTGGGATATAATGCAGGTTTTGCTATATCATCATCGGGAGCTATGTTTTTCTCTCAATCTGTGACAATAGATAAAAATTTAAGTGTTAATCAAAATTTAGATGTTGATGGAAACTTTATTGTTTCGGGTACTTTCGATATAGAGGGTAAGGTGACTGTAAACGATAATGTAAGAGTTAATGGTAATTTAGAGGTAAGTGGAGCAACAACTTTAACTGGTAGTTTAGTAGTATCAAATAATATCACTGCATCTAATATGTTTCTCACAAATGATTTGATTGTTAGCGGAACTTTATTTGCAAATAAGGTTGTAACACTAATAGAGTCATCATCTATCATATTCTCATCTGGGTCTAATATTTTGGGAGATAGTGTTTTAGATACACAAACACTCAACGGAAGTATTATAATGTCAGGAAGCAGTTCTTTGACGGGTTCTATGGGTATTACAGGCAACTTAAATGCAGGTGGTGCAGGAACATTTGGTGGAACTGGTAGTTTCATTGGAAATTTAACTGCAACTGGAAATATTTCGTCATCAACTTTAAGTGGTGTTGGAAATGTAACTTTATATTCTGCAAGTGTAAATAGTAGATTAGCATTTTTAGAAGGGCCATTTAGTACATCTGTTGATTTTAGATTGGATGAATTAGAGAATTGGAGTTCATCTTTACAAACAAACTTTGCAACAACTGCTGAATTAACACAGACTGCATCATTCTTACAAAATCAAATAAACCAAAAGTTAAATACTTCTTCGTTTAATGCTTTTACTTCATCTCAAAATAATTTGAATGCAACATTTGCAACAACCGGAAGTAATTCATTTGTAGGTAATCAAACTATAACAGGAAGTTTAATACTTTCATCTTCGGCAGCAATTGAATTGAATGTAATAGGTAATTCAACATTTAGTGGCAGTGTAAGAGGACAAGTATTTCCAATAACAATTACATCTAATACAGCAAGTATGGATTGTAGTTTGGGTAATTTCTTTACATTAACATTACCATCAGGTAGTACTAGATTAGAAGCAACAAATATCAATTCAGGTGAAACTCTTTCATTGAGAATATTAAACTCTACGAGTGGTTCACAATTAACAGGAAGTTCAGCAGTTAAATTCCCAACAGGATTTAGCTATGTACCAACTGCAATATCATCATCAACGGATATTATAACATTTTTATCATTTGATAATTCGGCAATTTACGCAGTTGCTGCAAACTATTTCGCATAATATGTATATACCATTAACATTTGAAGGAGCTTTACAAAAGTGTATAATTGCATCAAGTAGTTATCAAGGAACTTTTATTTCAGGTGGTATTCAATATGGATATCATGCAATTACTGGTAGTGGGACTTTTGAAGTATATGATGGTTCTTTACAAGCACAAGTAATTGTTGTTGGTGGTGGAGGAGGTGGAGGTACTTCGAATCGTGCATCTGGCGGAGGTGGTGGTGGTCAAGTAAAATACCTTCCTTCACAACAACTTTATAAAGGAGTATATACAATTTCAATAGGAGATGGTGGAATAGGTGGAACACAAGCTGTTCCTGCAACACAAGGTGGGACTACATCCATAACAGGTCCTGGATTTTCATTAGCAGCTATTGGTGGATATCCTGGTTCAGGAACTACTGGTGGTACTTCTGGTGACGGATTTACAGGAGGAACAGGTTGTACAAATGTAAGTGGTAATGGTGGAGGCGGAGGAGGCGGTGGAGGTTCAACCGCAGCTGCAGCAAATGTGAATTGTGCACAACCTACAATAGCGACAGATGGTGGTGCAGGTTTTTCTTTTACATCCGCAACTGGTTGGACATTTGGTTGTGGTGGAGGAGGTGGTTCATCTTCAGGTGATGGTGGTGAAAGTTGTATTGGTGGTGATGGATTTGGAAATCCTGGTACACCAGGTGGCCCTAATAGTGGTAATGGTGGTGGAGGTAGTTGGCGTTCTGCTGGTTATGCACCAGGTGGTAATGGTGGTTCTGGTGTTGTAATTATTCAATATCGAATTAATGATTATTGTAAAAATTTCTTTAATGAAACAGGAAGTTGTGGATGTAGTGAAATTACATTCGATGTGACTGACCCATTAAATTATAATCCATATTTAACTGCAAGTTATGCATATACACCATGTAGCACAAGTAATGTTTTAATAACAGGAAGTGTTAAAGCATATTATCCAACGACAGTATGTGCAGTAAGTAATTCATATTTTTGGGGCCCTATTAATAATGGGGTTTATACACAATATAATGGACAAGCAAGTGGTAATAATTGTTTTAGTGCAAGTTATGGAGTTCAAACATGTACTACACAATCTTTTATACCAACATGTACTTCATCTATTTGGACATTTTATGCAGGTACTGGTAGTACAAGTCCTCAAACTCTATACTGGGTTCCTAAAAATGAAAGCAATGTTTTGTATGAGAGTTTAGCAAACAATTATGTAAATTATAAATGCGTATCTTCTGGAAGTATAATAAACGGAGGTAGTGTAACGTATTATCCAGTTGGTATTAGTGGAATTGGTTCTAGAATATTCCAATCTGCAAGTTGTTTATATACAACTTTTACAGCTACTTGGAATGGAGTTGGCCCGACTACTGCATTTGCGGCTGTAAAATATAGAGAATGTAATGGTACAATAACAGAATTAGCTTTAGAAAGGGGAGCAACTTCAGGAACAACTGTAAGGTCAGCTTCATTTTGTTCTGATGGAACCACAACAATTACAACTAGATATGGAGGTGGATTTCCTATTCCATCTATGATTGTAAGTTATGGAACAAGTTGTTTAGGAAATTACATTGATACAGGCAGTTGTGGTTGTCCATAAATAATATATTATGCCATCATTACAAGACATAGCAAAACAGATTAGTTCTCTTGCACAACTCAATTTGCAAAGACAACCTACCCGTGCAATCGATACAGGTAACTTACTTCGTAAAGTAAAAGCTGCAAATACTCCTGCAAAAATGGTAAAGGAGTTAAAGATAAAGGATAACTATTCTTTTGAAATAGAATTAGACTATGCACCTAATGGAGCTGAATACGGACAATTTGTAAATGATGGTACATATAAAATGGATGCAAGACCATTCGCAGATAATGCAATAAATGACCCAACAGTTCAGTCAATGTTAAATCAGTATTATGAGGATATGGTTGACAAACTTATAGTCGGAAATATAGCATCAGAATTAGACAAATTCGAAGCAGAGTATTAGTATCACATACTTTTACTGAAAAGGTGGTTTTTATATAAACATAATACATAATGGCTTTATCATTATTACAGACTCCTGCAAGTTGTTCATTTGCACAATCACCAATTATATTTTCATTAAGTGAAAGCAATATTGCTACAACGACATCATCTTCATTTCAATATGTAGGTGAATTATACTATTGGCAAGGTGGCCCAAATGCATCTTCTTCGGTAGCAGATTATACAATTGCAAAATTTCCTAATACAGTCGGTGTTGGTCTATTTGATTTGAATAGAATAATCAATTCAACACTTACAGATTATGCACAACAAAATACTTCAAATGTAGTTTACTTTGCAGTAGACTTCTATTGGCAATATCTTTCAGGTACTACATTTGTTACGGGCTCTCATTTGAAATCTGCAACATACAAAGCAGTAGATGGATATGGAATATTTCCTGAATCTGTCGGACAACAAATTCAAACTACAACTCCATACTGGCCATTGTTAACAGATGGGCCGGCAACACAATCTGCATTTTTAGATAATAGAGGTGTAAGTGGAGTTTATGGTGGAAATATTGGTGCAACTACACCTACAAGAATAGTTTACACAGGTAATACAGGTACGGGTGATTTTACACTAACTGCAAATGTTAGTTCTTCTGGACAAATTCAACAATATCCAATTGCACCTTCTCAACCAGGCTTTCCATTATCTACAACAGGATTAACTTATTACACAGTTCAACCATATAACGCAGGAACTCCATTAGGATTACCGATAAGATATGATATTAATTGTGAACAAAAGTATCCAAATGTAAGAATGAAATGGAAAAATAGATACGGACAATTTGATTGGTTAAACTTCTATATGGTAAGTAGACAATCATTTACAACTGAAAGGAAAACTTATCAGCCACAATTAGGTACATGGGAAAGTTCTACATTGTCTTATCAAAATTACGATACTGCAAACTCTGCATACATTGTAGACTCTAAACAAGGTTTATCAGTTAACACATTTTGGTTACCTGAAAGTTATAACGATATTCTAAAACAATTATTAGTAAGTGATGAAATTTATTGGATTTATAATGAATCAACAGGAGCATTAAGACCTATGACTATTGTATCTCAAAATATAGTATTCAAAACTGGTGTTGTTGATAAACTAATTCAATACCAATTTGAGTTCCAATACGGACAACCTTATAAATTAATTATGTAATGGGTATAATCAGTACACAAGCGTTTACTTTTAGATTAATTGCAAACGGAACACAATTAGACATATTTGATGATGAGGATATAAAATTATCTAATAATGTAACAGGCCTATTTGACATAGGAGTTTTACCTGCTACATTCACTCGTCAAATATCAGTGCCTGGAACAAAAGTTAATAATGCATTTTTTGAGCATGTATACGATATTAGTATTGAAAATCCATTTCTATTTGCAACCAATATAAAAGTTCCTGCATACATTGATTTTGATTCTGTATATCTTATTGATGGTTACATACAACTTAACAAAGTAAATGTAATTGCAAATAAGTTTATAGAAAGTTATGAGATTACTTTATATGGTACTCTTTCATCTTTTGCAAGAGATACGAATAGATTATATTTAACGGATTTAACTTCTCTGGCATCATACAATCATACTGCATCTTATAATAATATTACAGCAAGTTGGAGTGGTAATTTATTTGGTGGAGATATAGTTTATCCACTTGCAGATTATGGTAGTGGATATAGATTTACACAAGGTCAATTAGACCTATTTGGTATTGATGACCAGGATGGTGCATTGTGTGTTCAAAACTTCAAACCAGCTATTAGAGTTAAACCTGTATTAGATGCAATATTTTCAGAAGCGGGATATACTTACACATCTTCATTTATGAGTCAACCATTTATAAATGATATGTATTTATTTTGTAATAACTCATTAAAATATCCTGAGTTTGCTGGTGTTGATTTGGAAACATATGGTAAAATAAAAATAGGTGCAATATCAGGTAGTGGTATGACAGATGTAAACTTGCCATCAGGTAGTTTTGTAACATTGCCTTGGTATAATAAATTATCTGACCCACAAAACTTTTACAATAATGGTGCATATAGAGTTGAGAAAACGACTAACTTAGAAGGTACATTAAATATAAATATCAATGTAAGTTGCTCGGTAAATAATATGCCAGGTACACTTTCTGCAAATGGTAGATGGCAAATACGAATGTTGGAGACAGGTAGTTCAACTGCTTATTCTACACAAGCAGTATCATCATATATCAATTTCTTTGACCAACTACAACAAAGTAGAAATGGTGGTATCAATACAACATATGAATTAGGAAGTCAATTCAAATTCAATAGTATACCTGCCGGTAATTATTATTTTCAAATACTTCAATCACCAAATGTAGCAACAGGTAGTTTACCACTTGTCACATTAGACCCAAAATCAACTACTAAATCTTTTTTAGAAATTAGACAAGTTAATCAGGCAGCTGATGGTAGAGTGATGGATATTCCTTCTAATATGCCATTTGGTACATCTGGTATCAAACAGATTGATTTTATATTAGGATTACAAAAGAAGTTTAACTTAGTAATTTATCCTAATAATACTAAGCCTAATGAATTTATAATTGAAACATTTAATGAATGGTATAAAAGAGGTGAAGTAAAAGATTTCAACAAATATATCAATTTAGATGAAAAGATTGAAGTAATTTCTGCAAATAACTTAGCAGTAAATAAACTAAACTTTGGTGATACATTAGACCAAGATTATATTTCTCAACAATTTAGTAAAGCAGCAAATAGAGAATATGGTAAAACATATTATGTAGATACAACTAATTTCTATTCACAAGGTACATTTGAAGTTAAAACTACATTTGCATCTGACCCGTTAATTAGAATAGCAGGCACAGGTTTATCAGGTAGTATTGGCGGTTTAAACCCAGTTATAACTGAATACTTTGCAGGCAATTGTAAATTCAGTTCTGCAAGAGATTCTAGAGCTACATGTACTTCATATACTTCATTTGATGTTTATACTGATACAGGTAGAATACAATCAGGTTTAATAGCATACGCTGACCTATATGGTACAGCACCTATTACTGGATATAGATGGATATTAGACCCAACAACATT